AATCACGCTGGTATAGTAGTTATGATTCAGTTGATTACGATGATCAACCTTGGGAAAAAGAAGCCCATCGGCTAGATGAAAAACTAGCAAAACAATTCTTCGAAGAACAAAAATAATTCTCCTCTCTCCCACCTTAAACCGGCAATCGCCGGTTTCTTTTTTTATATAAATAGTATAAAATACAGTTAAGGTTGGGAACTTAAATGTTAACTTTTAAAGGTTATTTGAGCGAGATGGCTTACAAAAAATTACTTGCTGGCGAATTGTTGAAGCCAGGCCGAGAAGGTCGTGGGGAAACCCTTATCACTAAGATAGAAGACGGGGATCCATTTCTTTTGCTGACAGGTAAAACTGTTAAATTTAAAAAAGATAATGATCTTTTAAAAGCAATAAGAAAAGCTTTAGAAGATAGAGATAACACAACCTTAAATAACTTAGAGTTTAAAGGCGAAGATGGTAAGACCTATAAGCTTAACCAGATAGCAAAGTCACCAGAGTTTGGTGGTAAAGGTAAAGGGTCTGGTACTCGTGCAGAAGACGCTGCCCTTAGTGCTTTCAAAAAAGAATTACAAAAAGTATTTGATACAGAAACTGTACCATTCATTTATTTGCAAATTGGAAGCAGAATTGAAAAAGTTGCTTCAATTGAATCTACACCAGGAACACCTAAATCAGATTTCCATATGATGGATGAAACTGGTAAAGAGGTTTTTTGGATTTCCCATAAAAAAGGATCACGAGCAAATGACTTTCAACAGTATGGTGGAATGCCTGAGTTACAAAAAGAAAATTCACGTGACATGATGAACTTTGTTAATGACGTCAAAAAAGAACTACAAAACTTAGGTTCACCAAATAAGTTCCCAATGAAAACCGCGTTTGCTCGTCCAGTTAGAGATAAAAATATTCAATTAAAAACATTATATGGTAAAGAGTTTAAAGGTGGCTCAGCTAGTTCTCGGCAAAACATTGATGTATTATATCAAGGCCCAATGAAACTCAAAAAGAAAGGAATGAAAGATAACATTCCAGTTTATACAATTATTTCTAACCACACCGAATTACATGGCACAGTACCTAAAGGTGATTATGAACCTTGGTATTATGTTAGACCTGAGCAAGCTAAGAAACAATTTGGCATACCCGGTGCTAGATTCTTTATTGTTTCTAAGTTAACTGCAACCAAAAATCGAAATACAAAAGTGATATGATTATGAAATTTAGCGAATATTTAAAAGAAGAAAAAAATACTCACATGACTCACCTCGAAGATCAAGTGATCTATGGTGGTGTCAATGGAGCACGTAGCGCTATTCTTGGACTACGTTCATTAAGAGATATGTTAGCTGGTGAATCAGCTACATCTACAGATGTTACTGTGAAATGGGACGGTGCCCCTGCAGTATTCTGTGGGCAAGATCCTGCTGATGGTAAATTTTTTGTAGCCAAAAAAGGGATCTTTAATAAAAACCCAAAAGTCTATAAATCAGAATCCGACATTGACGAGGACATTCCTGGAGCAGATCTAAATGCTAAAATGAAAATCGCATTCCAGGAACTTTCAAAACTTGGAATAAAAGGAGTAGTGCAAGGCGACATTATGTTCACCTCGGATGATTTAAAAAAGGAGAACATAGATGGGGATTCTTATATTACTTTTCATCCTAACACCATTGTTTATGCTGTGCCTATGTCTAGCGATGAAGCCAAACGAATTCGACAAGCGCGTATTGGGGTGGTATTCCACACTACATACAAAGGGAAAGACTTTGAATCAATGCGAGCAAGTTACGGAGTTGACGTCGACAAATTTAGAAAAGTCAAATCAGTCTGGGCTCAAGATGCAACCGTGCGAGATTTATCTGGCTCTGTTACGCTCACAAAGTCCGAAACCGCCGAAGTCACTAAAGCTTTATCTTTGGCTGGGAAAATTTTTAAGCAAATCTCATCCACCACATTAAAACAAATTGAAAATAACCAAGACTTGGCTAAAACAATTGAAACATATAATAATACCTTTGTAAGAGCGAGTAAACCAATTGGTGATACAAAGAAACACGTTGATGGATTAATTAAATATATTGAAAATAAATATCAAAAAGAAATTGATAAATTAAAATCTGAAAAGGGTAAAGCTGGTAAAGCAGCAAAAAGAGATGAATTTCTCAAGTTTTTTTCAGATTCTAATAAAAGAAACCTTAAATTATTGTTCGATTTACAAAAAGCCATCGTTGTTGCGAAACTAAAAATTATAAATAAACTAAACAAATTAAATAAAATGAATACCTTCGTTAAAACCAAAAATGGTTTTAAGGTAACAGGAGCCGAAGGCTTTGTTGCGATTGATAAAATCGGAGGCGGGGCAGTTAAGTTAGTAGACAGATTAGAATTTTCTGCAAATAATTTTAGCCCTGATATTATTAAAGGCTGGGATAAGCCGTCCCGATCCTAATGGAAAGAGCGAGAACAAATGTTAAAATTTAAACAATATGTTGCTGAAGAAGCAGAACTAGATAAAGAATTAGAAGAAGTTGCGGACATTCAGACCCGCATCAAAATGAAAGCTGCTATGCGTCGCAATAAAGCCAAGATTAAACTTGGTAAAAAGAAAGCGATGCGTAAGGTAGCAAGTAAAGAAGTTCTTCAAAAACGAGCTAGACGTCAAGCACGTAAAGCCGTTCTCGACAAAATCCTTAAGGGTAAAGACAAAGGCGAACTTTCATATGGCGCACGTGCTTCAATTGAGAAGCGTGTAAATAAGCGTGCTGCACTAATTACAAGACTCGCAAGAAAGCTATTACCTACTGTGCGTAAAGCGGACCGAGCCAAATTCTCCAGTAAAGGTAAGTAATATGGCTTTTAAAGGTTTTGCAGAGTACGTCACAGAAGCCACCAAAGAAGTAACGTTTACTTTTGGTCGGTTTAATCCTCCCACGACTGGCCACGAAAAATTACTTGACACGGTAGCTAAAGTAGCCCGTGGAAGTAAGTATATGGTTTATGCATCTCAATCAGCTGATGCTAAAAAGAATCCTTTGGACTATGCAACCAAAGTAAAATATATGCGCAAGATGTATCCTCGACACGCTCGTTCAATCATGATGGACAAGGGTGTAAGAAATGTATTTGACATCTTAACGAATTTATATAAAGCTGGATACAATAAAGTCAACATGGTTGTTGGCTCTGATCGTGTACCAGAATTTGAAGCACTCACAAACAAATATAATAACGTTAAAGGTAAACACGGCTTCTATAACTTTGAAGGTGGAGTTAATATTGTCTCTGCTGGTGAAAGAGATCCAGATGCTGAAGGTGTTGCTGGTATGTCTGCATCTAAAATGAGAGCAGCTGCTACCGCAAATGATTTTGCAGCTTTTGCAAAAGGTTTACCTCGTGGCTTTAAAGATGGCCAAGCATTATTTAACGATGTTCGTAAAGGTATGGGATTAAAAGAATCTTATAACTATAGAGAACATCTACAATTAGAAAAAGTTTCTGAAGAAAGAGAAGCATACATCCAAGGTGAACTATTTACCGAAGGTGATGTTGTTGTTGTCAAAGAAAACGATGAAGTTGGTCAAGTAATTATGCTTGGTTCAAACTATGTTTTAATTGAAATGTCTGATGGTAAAAAACTTCGCAAATGGATTGACGACATAGAAAAGATCGATGAAGGTATGTACTCTGACAAAGCTAGAGATAAAATCGATCGAGAAAAAGAACGTGACGAATTAAAACATGCTCGTCTAATGGCCAAGGCAGCTGAAGATGATGAGCGTGAAAAAGAAAAAGATGCTGAAGAAAAGAATAAATTAAAAGCATTGAAAATCGAAAAGAAAGCATATCATTCCGGTTTATCCAAATCAACATCCGATAAGAGAGATGCTCAATTTAAAAAGCAAGCTAAAATGGATGATGATAACCCTGCGGCTTATAAACCAGCTCCAGGTGATGCAACTGCAAAAACAAAATTATCAAAGCATACTAAAAAGTATCGTGATATGTATGGTGAAGGTGTAAAATCCTTTTCAACATTTTCTGAATTAGTAACAGAAGATGTAAAAGCTGGTCTGCAAAAGAAAGCAGATAAATCGGGAATCTCGTATTCTATTCTAAAAAAGGTATACGATCGTGGCGTAGCTGCATGGAGAACTGGACATCGTCCTGGTACTACTCCATCTCAATGGGGCTATGCTAGAGTTAATTCATTTATAACGGGAGGCAAAACGCGTACAACAGCAGATGCCGATCTCTGGAAAAGACACAAAGGTGGAAACTAATGGCAAAAGAATTTTTTGATTTAAGAGAAGCACTAGGGCATTTGAAAGAAGCAGCTCCTAAAATTAGTCAGGGCAAAGCTAAAGGTGCTATTACTGCAACAGGTATGCGCGGTAAAGGCATGAAAAAGTACGATGTCTCTATTAAAGTAGTAAACGGTAAACTTGAATTCCGTATTATGGATGACACTGGTAAATTCCAAACAGTTGGTATTAAACAAGCTGCTAAGATGTTAGGCGAATCTGTTACTATTGAAGAAGCAATGGATCAAAAGAAATTCACTGCTGGCGCAAAGGCAATGAAAACTTATGCTCAAAAAAGTGGTGGAGTCGATAAAAAAGATTTCATGGAAGTATCAAAGCTTTTAGATCAAATTGGCCGAGTAAATATGCTACAGGCTGGACAGCTTCTTTCTCGTTTAAATAGAATTGTTGATGGTATGGATACCGATGTTCGTGAAAGAATTTTTATTGAACTTAAAAAAGTTGGTCTTGTAGAA